TTCAATGGTTAATGTTGTGCCAAGGTTAACACCAATTACAGTCCCGTCAGCAACATAAGGCTGGTAACGTTTTAACATTGTTAGTGTTTCGTTAAAGTCGTCTCTGGTTTCTGTGGGAAATCCTACGATCAGTAACAAGTACACAGTGATCCCGTACTTACTAAACATTTTCATATTATAATCTAAGTCAGCGTTGTTAAAGCCTTTACGCATGTCTGCCTTAACACGATCACTCCCGGACTCGACGCCAATTACCATACATTCAGCACCTGCTGATCCCATAAACTTAAAATCTTCTTCGGGCATTATTCGTTCACTACGAACAATGTAATGACTGCTGTATTTAAAGTGTCGCTCTGGTAAATTGTTTTGTGTGTAGTAATCCATTAAGTTATGATTAAACAACTTAAAGTCTTTTACACTACCGTTGCATAATGCGTCGTGAAAGAAAAAGTCTTTCACTTGATACTTTTCGTAGTAATGTATTAGTTCGTTGCTGAGTTTAGTACCGTTTTTGTACCTAAACTTTCCGTGCCAAGTTGGGATATCGCAAAATACACAATTTCGCACACAACCTCTGCTAGTCTCTACAGGTAACACACCTTGTTCGTACCCACTGTGATATCGTTTTATATCAAAGTCTGAGAAGTCCAAGAAACTGTGCGAGTTAACATCACTTCTATCTGCTAAGGTATCTGTATCAATACCCGGTGTATCAAACTTTCCGTCAATTATCGCAGGGATAGTGGTTTCAGCCTCGCCTCTGATCCAGTGCGCAATTAGCCCTTGCGCCTTCATTTCGTGCGCAAACTCAGGCTTGCTAGAATAACTTCCGTTTTCTTCTTTAGTCATGCCCTGCCCACCAATAATCGCAGGTATATTACTTTGTGTTTTCCACAATGTTAAGAAGTCTCTAGTAAATCGTTGTGCTTGCCAAGTAAACACACTTATAAAAAGATATTGCGGATTAATCTGTATAATCCGATCAACCCAGTCTTGCATCCATTCTGTGTATGCAGTTTGGTCATGTTGATCAAGTTGATTCAGATGATTAAAGAAATAGTCATCGATTGTGTTATAAGATTGTTCCGAAAAACGACTTCCGAATTGGTCGTGAAAATCTAGATTAATATCCAGTACCTGACTTTCTAGTCCTTTACTTTTTATTATACTTTTTATTATAGCCGGAGCCGCACTTGGTCTCAGCGCCGCTACCCGGGGAACGGTAAGTATTACAGCAAACATTATCCCATTTCAACATCATTACTATAGTTAGTAAATCCATTTTCCTTTATTACAGTTAACACATTGTTAACACGCCCTGCTAGTTCATCTTTGTGTGATACTAACCACACACTGCGATTACCTTCACGTGCCATCTTTTTAAGTATTGCTAAACTGTTTTCAACACCACTAGCATCCATGCCAGTGTCAATTACTTCGTCGATAAACATCAAATTGATCTGTTGATATAAACTTTCCCACACATCACGGAATGCCCAACTCATACTTAGTATCAGTCTGTTGCGCTCACCCCTGCTTAGATTATCAAAGTCAAGTTCTCTACCCAGTTCCTCGATGCTTACTGTTAGATCGTTATTAAACTGCACAGTATGCGGAAGTCCGATCCTATCCAAGTACTGTATTAGTCTTGTGTTGAGATAGCTTAGATTTTGATCTATAATGCGCTTACGTATAAAACTGTCCTTGTTTGTTAACAGTTTCAATAAGAAATCTTGGTGTTCCTTTACATTAGTTAACGAGTTTATTTTAGCATAATCAACTTCTTGTACTGCTTGTATTTCCATTTCAGTAATCTGTTCTTCATAAGGATCAGATTCTGCTAATTTTGTTTCAAGTTGATTGGTTAAGTTTTCGATTGTGTTTTTATGATTGATTGCGTCTTCTTTTGAGTCGTAGAACACATGGGGGATTGGCCCTGGGTCGCCGAGCTCTGCAAGTTTGTCAACTTGAATTTGTACTTTTTCTTTACTTTCATTGTGTTGCTGTTCCGTTTCTGCTAGTGTTGCTCGTTTCTTTTCTAATACTTCTAAATGCTTTTCGTCATGTATTTCTTGCCCACATGCATAACACTCATGCTTTTCCAACTTGGCAATCTCTGAAGTTAAACTCTTAATATGCTTCTCTAATCGTGTAGATTCTTGTTCTCCTGATACACGCCAACGATTTGCTTCGCTTATGTCCTTGGATACTGCACCGTGCTTATCCAGTGCATCGTGTGCAGACAGCTCTGCTTCAATGTCTATACTGTCCAAGTTTTCAAGAGCTTTGGCCAACTTATCAATTTCTTCTTGTTTTTTGTTTTTCCACAAGGTTTGCCTGCGACGTGTTGCCTCCACTTGCTCTTGTACACGCTCGTTAGCCTCTTGCACTGCTTTGATACGATATTCTTCTTCTGTGATATCGCTTTTGGTTTGTTTGTTTTGTTCCTTGAGGGTGTCGGCCTTTTCACTTAGCATGGTAATGCCCAGTAACTGCTCAATAATAGTGCGTTGATCGTTTGCACGTAGACTTAAGAAAGGCTCTGTATATGTATTTAGCGCCACAATGTGTTTGAACATGTCGTGACTCATGTTCAACATGCGCTCTATTTCTGCTTGTGTTTCCCTTGAATCACCTTGTGACTCATCTGTAATCTCTTGCTCTTGCCCACCAACATAAAATGCCACAGTGTTTGGCTTACGTCCACGTTCAATTTTGTAGTCAACACCTGCATTTTCAAACTCAATAGTGACCAACATGTTTTTGGCGTTGGTCTTGTTGATTAAATTGTCTTTACGTATTTTAGTCAGTGCTTCGCCGTATAGTGCATAACTTAGCGCATTAATAATTGTAGTCTTGCCTGTACCATTACGTGCGCCAGTATCGTCGCCACCTAAGTCTAGATTTTGACCTAACACAAGAGTTAAATCCTTGCGACCAAAATTAACAGCCTGGGTAGAGTTACCCACGCTCATAAAGTTTTTTACTGTTAGATTCTTTACTTTAAACATGCTGTATTATACTATAAGTTCCTGTAGATGTCTAACAACATATTGGGACTATACTGATCACTATGGATATTGCTCAGTTGATTAGTAACAATAGTGTCTACACTTTCAAACTTGATATTGCCCTGGGTATCAAAATTTATGTCATCTGATATTTGTTTTTGTGGAATAAGCGTGATCTCTCGTAACTTGTATTTGCCCACAAATTCTTCTTTGATAAATGTTGCTTCTTCATAACTGATATCTACATCCAAATCAACACGCACATGCATGCCGGGTTGTAGTCTTGCTTCGGTGTGTTGTAGCAGGTCACTTAATTGATACACACGATAGCGTGGCTGGTCTGGCCAACTGAAGTATTCAGGGTCTTCTCCCCACTCTAACACCATCATGCCACGTTGATCATCTGCGGCATCTGCATAGTTGTGTGGGAAGCAGTTGCCAATATAGTGTATGTTGCGTTGCACTTGACGCTTGTGGAAGTGTCCTGTGAACACCGTTTCGATACCACCAAATGCTTCTGCTTTGATTTCACCATGGTCAGGCATCTGCACCATAGCATTCATAAAGAAGTTGGGCAACTCAAAGTGTCCGAACATGTACTTGCCTGAATACTTGGGCACACGCTTATAATCTTCGCCTACCATCCATGGTGCAAAGATAACATCGCCTTCCTGTAGCCAATCGTTCATGATATGTACGTTGGGTAAGTGTCTAGCCCATTCTACACTCTGCACATCACGCTTGTCTCTGTAGTACAAATCGTGATTGCCCGGAATAAAGAACACATGATCAAAGTTGTTGTTTAGATGCTCCAGTGCTTTGAGACTGTAGTTCAACGTAACAATATTGATACTGGCACGATTGTTATGCCAGTCACCTGTAAAAATACAAGTTTCACATCCTTCTTCTTTGGCTTTAGCAGTAAACCATTTGATGAAGTTTAAACAGTCTTCATTGTGTTGAGTACTGTTGCTTTTTAGCCCAAAGTGGATATCCGTGCATACCGCGGCTTTTTTAAATAGATTCGTCATCTAGCAATTATAACAGGTAAAATTACAATGGTCTATTAGATTGGCAAACTATTCACCGTTGCCGTCGCTGTATGTTCCAGATGATTTTCCACCTTTGCCCCATCCGGTTTGTCCTTGCCTGGTGTAGCTGGGTGTTAAATCATTCATCTCCAATATGTCATCACGTATGTTTTGATTGCGTTTTTCGATATTCAGCACTCTAGTAAAACTATTTGTAATAGCGGCTGTATAGTACGCAAATGGGTTTTGTGATTTAGATTCATCAAACTGTAGTCCAATTTGACTTAATTGCAACAATGCTTGACTACGCATTTCGTCATTGTATGTATACCCACGCCAGTTACTACGAGTAGCATATCGCTCACACAGTTTCATAAACATGTGCGCCAACTTGTTGGTCATAGCACCATGCTCTTTTGAAAACTCACCTGTGTCTAAATCGCCTTTCCAATGACTCTTGCCTACCAAATAAGGCTCACCTTCCTCATTAACCTTATAATGAAAAAAAGGAGGGAAGTTGCATTTTGTGTACTTTGCTGGTTTATCGTCGTCGGCTTCTTGAGCATCAAGATCTGTACTGTCTAGGTCGTTAGTAAACAACTCTTTGATTTCTTTCTTTTTCTTTTTTCCGCCTGTTGGGTCAATTGGTACATGCTCGAATGTCATTACCCTGAACACAACATCAGTTGCAGGCACATCACGTGTGTTTACTTTGAACTCATCTAATTTTAGTTTAGTAGACGATTCGGCTTGTGCGGCATCAAAAGCGGCACGACCTAGTCTTTCTGCACGTAATTTACGCCCTTCTGCTATGTTTGTTTTGTTTATATTACCAATGCCCGGCAGTATAATATCAAAATCGCCGTCTTCGGGAGTTAAAAAACTACAGTACGTCTTCTTGCTCTTGTGTATTTCTTTTAGTATGTCTCTGTTGTTGAGGTAATTCTGTTTTCTCATGGTAATCCTTTATCTATGCACATAATATAACAAATAAATAACTAAAAAGCAAGAGGAAATTACAATTATGCCAGTCATTACACCATTTTCTGCTCCAGCAGTTGGATCAGCAGGACAAGGCGCAGGAGCAGTGCCAAACAGAAACAGAGCCACAGGTATGGACTTTGGAGACAATGTTAACGGCAATGGGTCTCAAGGCAAAACTATCAACCTGTTGGATCCTGCAAACAGTAATCCACTGCCAACATCCGGTCTAGCCGCAGGCGGAGGTGAAGCTCCTGCTGGTGGAATTTTTGGAAACGCTATTAACCAGCTGGTTGGTGATTTGGCCGATGAAGCCGCCAGCTTAGCCAATAACATTAGTTTTGCAGGAACCAATAAAGACTGGCGAGTGCGAGTAGGTGTGAATCCTGGGTCTGGTGTACTGTACAGGGGAACCAGTCCTGGAATAATGTCCCCTTTATTAGAGACTGACGGAGTTATTTTTCCTTTTACGCCTACTATAGCAATGACACACTCAACTAAGTATGGTCAAAACGCACTTACACATACCAATTACGCAAGTTACTTTTATGAGTCTAGTCAAGTTGACAGTATTTCAGTAACTGGGGAATTTTCTGTGCAAAACTCCAGTGACGCTAGTTATTTCATGGCAATGATATATTTCTTTAGGGCCGCAGGCAAAATGTTTTATGGTGATAGCGGCACTTACCAAGGATCGCCACCACCGATACTGTACTTGAATGGCTACGGCAAACATTATTTTCCAAACGTTCCGTGTGTGCTTACTTACTTTAATCATCAGTTGCCTGACAACGTTGATTACATTAGTACTAGAACAATTGTTAGTCCAGGCCAGCAACGTAATAGTAATCTATTAGGCGACATGCTAGGACAAGGTGGTACCACAAGAGTTCCAACAAACAGTACAATCACCTTGAATTTGCAACCAGTCTACAGTAGAAAGAGTCAAACAAAATTTGATCATCAAAAGTTTGCCAGTGGTGGCCAACTTAACAAAGGATTTATCTAATGGCAAAAGTAAGTTACTCAGACAGTAGCCCATACGCTCAGACTGAAAGTTTTGGCAACTTCCTTGATGTTATGGTTAATAGACCAATAACTGCAAAAGAGGACGATGTTTTGTATGAAATTGATAAAGTGTATGAGTTCAGACCAGACATGTTGGCCTATCACCTTTATAAGGACAGCAGATTGTACTGGGTGTTTGCGCAACGAAATCCCGACGTACTCAAAGATCCTCTGTTTGATTTCAGGGCCGGCAAAGTGATTTATATTCCAAAGAAAGAAACGCTACAAGCAGACTTGGGAGTGTAGTAAATGGCCAACACTCCTGAAAGTCCATTTGATAAAATAAACAGGCTGCTACAACAGCAGAATATTCTCAATGACCAGCAGTCACAAGAGATGCAGACTGCAATCACATCTGCTGTAGAAGATTTTCCAAACAGATTAGCAGATGCTCAGTCCTTGTTGAATCAAAATGTGTCAAGTATCATGACAGACTTTGGGCCGAAATCCCAAGAAATCACATCACAACTTAACCAACTCAAACTTGATCCTTCACAACAGTTGCAGTTTGAACAGCAACTAAACGCAGGGTTAACACAACTTAAATCACAGTCGGGGCAACTTAGTAACTTTAAAATCCCCAACATCAGTGGCGTAGCCGGGTCAGGAATAGATCTTTTTGCTGGCGGCACAGGAGAGTTGCAGAATGCAATCAGCTCTGCGAACTTTGGAGCATTTAATCAAACGATATCACAAGGAACAGCCGCTTTAGGGCAATCTATAGAAAGTGGTCAAGTACAAAATGCAATAGCTTCAGCGGCAGGGCAAATGTCTGATCAGTTGAGTGATTTTCCTGATCAGTTTTCGCAACTCAGTCAGTCGTTACAAATACCCGGAGAAGGCAACCCTGCTCTATCTTTTAGTGGGCTCGATGCAGATGAACTACAAAGATTATCAGCTGATGCAGTTACAAATCTTGAAGATATTGTGTCCGGGGATGAACTTGGTGCCTTACTAGGACAAATTCAACAAGGTGCCCCAGAGTTTCAGGCTTTTTTTGATCAATTGAGCTTTGGGTCAGGTGATGGAGCGGCAGCCGGCAAAGATCAACAGGCAATGAGTACGCAGAAAGTTGATTTTAAAGATAAAGTTGGAAATGGCTCAAACAAACTACACGATTATGAAAGTTACACTTATAGAATAACACTTTACATGTTAACGAAAGATGAGCTCAGTACTGCTGTAACGAAACCCAGAGAATTCAAACCAAAGCACGTACTGATAAGCAGTGGCGGAAGTTATTCAAGTACTGACTCAGAGCCTGCCAGGGTGGAGGATTTCCAAGAAGACTTTTACTTTGACGACCTTGACGTACAAACTGTTGTAGGATTGAATTCTAGATCAAAAGCATCTAATGCTATTGATATTAACTTTAGTATAGTGGAACCTTATGGACTTACTCTACTGGATAGATTAATGAGTGCGACCCAAACCATTGGCAAAGCCAACAACTATATTGAGCAACCTTATCTACTGGAAATAGATTTCCTTGGCAACCCCACTGGCAATAACCCTAACACATTTATAGATAGGAAGCGCATACCAATTAAGATAATGGAAATGCAAATCAAACCCGGAGCAGGAGGATCAGTGTATAGGTGTAGAGCTGTACCATTTAATCACACTGCTTTTTTAAACACCATTGCCGCTGTTCCTGCTACAATTAGTGTTGTTGCTGGATCTGTAGGGGAATTTTTCAGCAACAGTGATAATGACATTCAGAGCGTGAGCGAAGCAAACGTAGAAAGAGCCGAAGCTGACCTTGAAGCATTTCTCAGCAATCAGTCATTTGGCGGAGCAGGGTTTAGTGCGGTTGCAAGAGAACAGAAAAGACAAGAATTTCTTAAAGAATATATAGAAGAAACCAAGAGCTTTCCGTCAGCATACAACACCTTTAACAAGTCACTTAGTGAAAAGACAAATGTAAGTGACACCCCTACATTTAAATATCCTCCCACTCAAATTGCGTTTAAGATTGATGAAGAAATAAGCAAATCAAAAATAGTAAGAGAACAGGATACAGAATCACGTACTGTTGCAATGAACGATCTTTTTTCAGGGTCATTGAGGAGTACATTCGACTCTGGCGTACTAGCCAATGGTAAAACAAAACAAGAGTTTCCTGTACAGCAGGGAACAAACATTATTCAATTGATTGATCGTATAATACAGAAGTCAGACTATATTTACAATCAAGTACAGTCTGCAAACTTAGCAACAGAACAGTTAAACAATGCCAAGTCCACTGGGGACCAAAGAACAATACGTAAAGCAGAAGAAAAAGCAAGAGATTTTAAATTTCTTGATTGGTACAAAATAATACCCCAAGTTGAACTTTTAGAATTTGATTCTTCTCGTGGAGCATATTCCAAGAGGATCACTTTTCACATTAAAAAGTACAAAACTGCAAATGCGTATCATCCGGATTTTAAACTTACAAGAATACCAAAAGATAAAATTGTTAGATCTTATGAGTACCTGTACACAGGTAATAACAAAGACATCATTGATATCGACATAGACTTTGACAGTACTTTTTATACACAAATAACTGCCTTCCATAACAATAAACCTAAGTCAGAAGGTGCTAGATTTGAAACTAGAGATGTTAAATTAGACTCAGAGCAAAATAAAGCTTCTGACAATCAAAACGGTGACCCAGATAGACAAGATGATCTGCCAGTAACGTTTCAAGCATCGGGAGCAATTGCCGACAACGCTGGCCAAAGTAACAGACAAGCCGAACAAAAGTCAACGTCCGTTAGCGATATAGCAAAAAGCATTTATACTACACAACGAGGCGACATGCTGAATGTGAGCTTAAAAATTATCGGTGACCCAGACCTGATTAAACAGGATGATATTTACATTGGTCCTGCAAGCAACGACTACAACAGTTTTGTTCCTGGACCAGACGAACCTCCATTGAACAAAACTTTTGGCACAGTGAGTTTCGACTCGCAACAGACTTATGTTCAACTGCTTACACGCAGTGCTGTTGATATTGACGATACTCTTGGTATTGTAAACAAAGGACTGTCCAGCAGTGGTGGCAAGGAAGTTAAATTAACAAACGGAAGAAGATTAAATAGCACATTCAGTGGAGTGTACAAGATACTTACTGTGCTAAACAATTTTAGCAAAGGACAATTTACGCAAACGCTTGATATTATTAGGATGCCAAACACCCTTCTTGAATCAGCTGAGTTACCAGATGATAATGATGCAGTAACCTTGTCTATACCTGGCATAACAGCGCAAGCAACAGGTCCATTCCAACAGCAAGCGTCAAGTCTCGACAGGAGTGACTCTGGCGCACAAGGATTGGCTGGTGATACCGAAGAGTCTGCAGGGATATTCCAAGCGGACATTGACCGTGTAGCACCAGCATTTGCTTCACTACCCACATCGCCTGTTGATTTGATTGACGGACAAGGAATTGCTGAGGGATTGGGTATAGGTCAGTTACCAGGACTTAACAACATTATTGATTTGAACAGACAACAGATTACAGCAACAGTAGACAACATTACAAACACCAACTTTGTTGAGGATATAGGCATTAATCTTGCCAACGACATACCAAACAACACAGACAATACAGGATAACACAATAATTCATGGCTGATTTTTTCGACCCCCGGCGAGTATCCGGATCTTATGATAAAGATAAAACTCCAGGCATAAAGCTAGACTCTGGCCCTTTTGTTGGCATTGTTAAAAACAATACTGATGCGGCGAGACTCGGCAGACTCAAAGTTTATATTCCTGACATAGGAGGAGACGAGGCAGTATCTTCAAGTTGGTTCACTGTTACCTATGCTAGTCCTTTTTACGGACAGACCACCGGCACAGATAGCGCCGCAGAATCAAATTTTGGAACAGAACAACAAGCATACGGGTTTTGGGCTGTCCCACCTGACTTGGACAATCAGGTATTGTGTACATTTGTAGCAGGCGATCCTAGTAGAGGTTTTTGGTTTGCTTGTATACCAACTAGTCAAAGCAAACACATGATACCTGGCATTGCTAGAGGTCGGGACTTTCCAGATGGTGACAGAGGACAATATGTTTACCCACCAGAGCTGGATCCAGTAAACAGAGAACTTACTAAACGAAATGTTTACTTGCCAAACAGCGAGTTGAATCTCAACAGCACAGAAAAAGATACTAGACCAGATTATCTTGCCTTTCCCAAAGTTGTGCATTCATTCCAAGCAGAAACAGTAATACAACAAGGACTAGAAACTGACCCAATCAGAGGCACAATAACCAGTAGTAGTCAAAGAGAGACACCTAGTGCAGTATTTGGTATCAGCACACCTGGCAGAACTGTTAACGATCTTAAAGATAAATTTAAAACAAAACAGGCAATCGATGCAGAACTCAACAAGCCAGAATCAACAATAACTAGCAATCAGCGTACATCTCGCAAAGGTGGGCACACACTGGTCATGGATGACGGTGATGTGTATGGCGATAACAATCTGGTAAGATTGCGCACTGCCGGCGGGCATACTATACTAATGAATGATACGGAAAATATCATTTATATCACTAATAAGGAAGGCAATGCTTACGTAGAGTTGACTCCAAATGGCGCAGTAAACGTATACAGTGCTAAAACACTAAGTGTGCGTAGCGAGTTGAATATTGACCTGCATGCTGATGCAAATGTAAATATACAAGCAGGAGACAGTATCAACTGTTTTGCAGAAAAGAACATAGAAGTACAAGCACAACAAAAACGTGAACGTGTTGCTAACGAGCATTTGATGGATGCTGGTAGATATGACTTGAGAGTAGGCGGACAGATCAAGATCAAGTCAGGCACAACCAGTGGATGGACAGTTGGCCAAGGCGAACTGTGGTTAACTGGTACACAGGTACACTTGAATACATCAGGCAAAGCTGTTGATGTACCAGATCGTGTGGCACCATTGGAACAGTATCAAAAGCAAAATGTCAAGTATGATACCGAAATTAATCGTTGGATAATTGATGAAGCCAGCACACTCGAAAGCATAGCAACCTTTACCCCAACGCACGAACCATGGTCTAGAGAAACTGGAGAACTGCAACAAAATAACGGTGTCCTCAAACCCAGTACAAAACAACAGGATATCTAGATGGCCATACCAGATCAAGGAATAATAGTAGCAAAACAATCGCCACCAACTGATAGTCTGGTGCCACAGCGCAATCTGGGATTGCCCGGTGCCCCTCTTGGCGTTGCAATAGAAAGTATAAAGTCTGGAATACCTGGTTTGCGTAGAAGCAGTGTCAAGGCACTAATGGCACAGATTGCATTCATGGAAACAGGGAACAATCTTGCTTACAGCGTAGGTCCTAGATTTGGTAGATACGCTGTGCATATTAAGACTCTAATCAACTATGGCTATATCATCGAGAATGGCGAAGTGTGGACAAACAAAGACGGCATAGATTCAATTGCAACTTTCCTAAGCAATCAAGCAGTGCAAGATGGCATAATGGAAAGGTATTTAACTGAACAGTACAAAGCATGTATTAACGCAGGAGTAATAGAAGTAGGCGATACCGGTGATACAATTGCCGGCATACTTGCAGTTGCTCATCAGTTCCAAGATCATATATCCACCTATCGTACCAGTTTTACCATACCTGATGAAGTGTATATTACTGCTAATGTTTCCCGAGTAAGTAATGTTGCGTTTATAAACACGTACCCTGCTACGCACAGTTTTGGTTCAGGAAGAACTGTAACTGTGGACACAGGTTTAGGTAAATCCAACCTAGCTAATGTGCTACTTACTTCACTTAACGGAGTAAAAACTGTTGGTAATGTAATAAACTTATATGAATTTGATTACAGTGACCAACAAGAAGGCAATGCAAACATTGCTGTTACAGTAGACACAGGAACTGTTACCAGTTCGGCACAATATCCTGTTAGCAGTATTGGTAGCGCAAATCAATCACTAAGTGACGTGTCTCCAACAGGATTAAGAACACTGTTTGTGCAAGGACTACCGGTACAGGTGTCTGGTGCTGGAACATATAATGGTATCTATGAAATACACACCATGACAGATACAACCAACAACAGCACCTTTAGATTAGGCAAAGCAATTACCAGTAACATTGCAACAGGCACAGTATCAAGATTGCGCAACACAGACCTAAGTTACATCATTGCACGTACATCAAATCTTGCTATACAATTAGCAAACACACTAAGTTACTTGGGTAGTGCTGACACAGCATACCAACATTACGTTGACAGTGGCATTGCTGACATTGCTGGCGATTTTACCTTAACTTCAGCGACCCCACTAAGTGAAAGGAAGCTGTACGCCACAGTCGAAGATCTAAATAACTCTGCCCTTAAAACCACACAAATTGTTCAACGTGCATTGTTTTCAAACATAAACGGAATTGCCCAGGTAACAGCCATTGGTTCAGCTGGTGCAAATATTACAGCATTAAACAATAGTATTACATCAGTTTACACTTCGTTGATAGCATCTAAAGTAAAAGAATGGAAAGTCCAAGCAGACTTAATAGTAGACAGTCAAGGCAGGCCGGGCTCACTGTTTTTTAATGCTGGCAAATATGCAGTAAAAACCAGTAATCGGTAGACATAAAAAAGAGTAAATACAGTTATGGTAGCAAGATACAAAGGTTTTAGCACAGTAAATCAAGTTAAAAAGTTCCGTCTGACTGATTATGAACTTGTTAAGCGCGACTTAATAAATCATTTCAGTATAGAAAAGGGACAAAAACTGATGAACCCAGCATTTGGTAGTATTATCTGGAAAATGCTGTATGAGCCACTCACAGAAGATACCAAAGCTGTAATAGTAGAAGATGTACGAGTTATAGCAGGTTCAGATCCAAGGCTGCGTGTGGACAGTGTGCTCATGGACGAATTTGAACATGGGTTACAGGTGCAGATTGATCTAACATTCCTTCCTGGAAATTTCACAGATAGACTTAGTCTAGCGTTCAACTCCAATACAAACAATCTAAGCGTTTTATAATATAAGCCGTTTTTAAATGCCATAAATACCTAATAACAGGTATTTGATGAGATATGGCTACTACTACACGACAAACTAACTTATTGGTTCAGGAAGATTGGACCAAAATCTATCAAACTTTCAGGGAAGCTGATTTTCAAAGTTTCGACTTTGAAACCATCCGTAAAAGCATGATTGAGTACTTGCGTACTTACTATCCTGAAGACTTCAATGACTTTACAGAGTCAAGCGAGTACGTTGCACTTATTGATCTAATTGCATTCCTCGGACAAAGTTTAGCATTCAGAACAGATCTAAACGCTAGGGAAAACTTCCTAGACACAGCAGAACGCAGAGACAGCATTCTCAAGTTGGCCAGGCTTGTTAGCTATAATCCAAAGCGGAACATACCTGCATCAGGATTCCTAAAGTTTGAAAGTATTCAAACATCGGAAACAGTGTTTGATGGATTAGGCAATAATCTCAGCAATACCTTGGTTACCTGGAACGACAATACAAATGAAAACTGGCTGGAACAGTTTACTGCGATACTGAATGCAACATTGGTAGATCAACAGTCTATAGGTAAACCAGGCGGTAGTAAAGATATAAACGGTATCGCTACAAGCGAGTATACAGTCAAATTGGTAAACAGTATAATTCCTACGCAGTCATACACAGCCAGTGTAGCTGGCATCGCCACGCCTTTTGAGGTGGTTAGTGCTACCACAGCAGACAAAGAATTTGTATACGAAAACTCACCTAATCCTAACGGACTGTTTAATATACTATATCGCAACGATAATCAAGGCAATGGATCAAACGACACTGGTTACTTCTTTTACTTTAAACAAGGTGAACTTAAGAAACTGGATTTTTCTATAGCAGATAGTTTACCAAATCGGACTGTAAGTGTTAACTTTAACAATATCAACAACACAGATATTTGGCTCAGCAAGTTGTTATCCAGCGGAGTTGTTGACACAGAATGGACACAAGTACCAGCCGTTAATGCTGTTAATGTTATCTTTAACGAAACAAGCGAAAGAGATTTATACAGTGTTGCTACCAGAGCCGATGATCAAATTGACTTGGTGTTTGGTGATGGTGCCTTTACTAATATCCCAATTGGAAACTTTAGACTTTTCTATAGAGTATCCAATAACTTAACCTACAAGATCACACCTGACGAAATGAGCAGTGTGACTATTAATATTCCATACAGAGGAAGAACAGGAAGACCCGAAACACTCACAGTACGTGCGGCATTGCAGTACACAGTAACCAATGCTAATGCAAGAGAAACACTTGAAGATATAAGAACAAAAGCACCACAGCAATACTATACACAAAATCGTATGGTGTCAGGCGAAGACTATAATATTCTTCCTTACACAACATTCAGTAATGTGGTCAAAGCAAAAGCAGTTAATAGAACAAGTTCAGGAATCAGTAGATACCTTGACGTTATTGATCCAACTGGCAACTACTCCAGCACAAATATTATTGCACAGGATGGAATAATCTACGACGAAGACCAAAGCACCAATACTGTATTTCAATTTACCAGCAGTAGCGAAGTTAACTTTATTGTGCAGAATACTCTGCAAAGTTTAATATCAACCACAGAAGCAAAACACTTGTACTACAAAACAGCTACCAGGCAAGTGCCTACAGCAACTTGGACCCAGTTGTTAAGTTCTGGTGGTAGAAGTGAAGGAACTTTTGATTCAAACAACTACACCTACCTGACTCAAGGAGCATTGGTAAAGTTTACTGCACCGAGTGGCCAGTACTTTGACGCCCAGAACCAATTGCAAACAGGCACACCTGTTACAGAATACCAAAGAACAACCATATGGGCTAGTATAATTTCTTACCCAACTCCAGGGATTGGTAATGCAATCCTCAGTATTGTTGTACCATCAACTGCAATTGTATCACAGGTTATCCCAGTGTTTAAATCCAGTTGGCCAACTACACTAATTACACAAATAGCAAACAATATTCTCAGCTATAAAACATTTGGACTCAGGTACGATGTCACTGAAATGTCCTGGCAAATTGTTGATGAATCAAATCTTGGAACAGGAGATTTCAGTCTGACCAATGCAGGAAGTATAACCGGAACAGGATTAGACAACAGTTGGTTCTTAAAGTTGTCATTTGCTAACGGCGAGTACACTGTACAATCACGTGGTATTAAATATTTTTTCCAGAGCGAAAAAGAAACAAGATTTTATTTTGATCCTGATGTAAAAGTATACGACAGCAGAACAGCAACAACCATACAGGATGGTATTAAGGTATTACGTAACAACACATTACCCGATAGTGCCAGTAGTTTGTTCTATAGTCAAACCTGGAGAATAGACAACAAGGTGATACAGTCTGATGGGTTTGATGACAATAGAAAAATACTTGTTACATTTCCCGACGATGAACTGGACGGCGTACCAGACGATCCAGATCTGTTTGAAACACTAGTGGACCCAGATACTAATCCTGCAACCAAGTATGTTTATTTTGTGCAATCTCTTAATGAGAACAACTTTTTAACATATGATCCAGTTGACAGAACTATGATTGTTTCTCTTTATGCAACAGAAACAGCTATCCTGGACAAGTTGTCCTTGTATACAGCTGGGACTATTTTTTATGCCTACACAGAAGACAAATTCTACGAGACATCAGGTACAGCACTAACACAAGTAACGAATTATATTGCTCGCAATGGTAGACAAGATATCATGTTCCAATATACACACAATGCACCAAATAATAGAAGAATTGATCCAAGTCCTAATAATCTAATAGACTTGTACTTGCTTACTGCTGACTACAGCACAGAGTACTCTGCGTACATCACAGACACAAGTAACACTGTAACAGAACCAGTAAAGCCTACCGGGTCTGAGCTGAGTGTTAGTTTTGGTAGCATCGAGTCTTACAAAACAATCAGTGATAGTTTAATTTACAATGCGGCAACTTTTAAGCCGTTATTTGGAGCCAAAGCTGATTCAGCTCTTCGAGCCACGTTCAAAGTTGTAAAAAATCCTGCAGTTACTATCAGTGATAATGAAATAAAGAGTCGAGTTATTTCTGCTATCAACAGTTACTTTGATATTGCTAACTGGGATTTTGGCGAAACATTTTATTTTAGCGAGTTGAGCGCATACTTGCACAGTCAATTGGTACCTGACGTCAGCAGTATAATCATTGTACCAACTGCAACCAGCAATTCGTTCGGTGATCTATATCAAATAAACGCAGAAGCTAACGAAATTTTTGTTAGCGCCGCAACAGTAAGTGATGTACAAATTATCTCTGCTATTACAGCAGGGCAACTTAATAGAACATAGGTGGACATGTAATGGCTGTATTTAAGACTCATCGGTTTTTGCCTGAGGTTTTTCAAACTAATACAAATAAAAAGTTTCTAAACGCTACACTTGACCAATTGGTTAGTGAACCCGATCTTCGAAAGATTGATGGATACATTGGTAGAAAATTAGCCCCTACATTTAAATCATCAGACAGTTATATACAAGAACCAACAACTGACAGACAGGATTATCAACTAGAACCTAGTGTTATAATACAAAACGCAACCACCGGTGATATAGACTTTGCGACCACATATCAAGACACACTAAGCAAAGTAGGCTACTATGGTGGCTTCAACAACAATCAAAATCGTTTATTTGATAACGAATATTATTCATATAATCCCAAGATTGATCTTGACAAGTTTGTAAATTTCAGTCAGTACTACTGGTTACCGCAAGGGCCGGACAGTGTACAAGTATCTGCTACAGACGTACCTACAGAAAAAACTTACACAGTGTCTTACAACCCAACGTTAAACGAATATACATTTACTGACAACGAAAATATTCCTAATCCACAGATTACATTAGCCCGCGGCGGAGTGTACGAATTTGTGATCAATGAGCCCGGTAATCAGTTTTTTATTCAAAGCAAACCTGGAATAGATGGAATCAATCCTGACATAACC